ATTTTACAGTAATCGCTACCTGCGGCCTGGATGACAAGGCGAACATCTACATCCTGAACATACTCCGTGGCCGGTGGGAGTGGCCGGATGCAAAAGAGCACATCATAGACGAGATCCTCTCCCAGGGGGTCGGCCTGGCCGGTGTGGAGACCAATGGCTTTCAGCTCTCCTCCTTCCAGGAGCTGGTCCGGGAGAAGCGCCTTCGCAGTGTCGCCTTCTATCCCGTTTCGGTCAATAAAGACAAAGTGAGCCGCGCTTTGCTCTGCTCGGCCCGCGGTGCCGCAGGCAAGCTGTTCTATCGCAAAAATGCCTCCTGGTTTGAGACGCTGCTTTACGAATTCACCAATTTTCCGGGCGGCGATCACGACGACATCGTGGACGCTGTTACGGGATGTATCGAGCTTTTAAACAATTTCCAGGCCGCAGCCCCGGTGGTCTCGCCTGGCGTTTCCCGTGGTAGGAGCAAATGGAAGAGGTAAGAAATGAGCAAGAAGAACAATCCCCATTTAATAGAGCTTGGCAGAACAGGTCTTACCAGGTTTGGCGGCTATATCTATGAGGAATGGCTGGCCGATTTGCAGGGCTCGAAGGGTGCACAGGTTTATAAGAAAATGGCCGATGGCGACGCCATTATTGGCGGGATGCTGTTTGCCTTCAGGGAGATTTGCAAGTCGGCTCCCTGGTTTGCTGTGCCAGGAGGCAGCAAACCGGATGATCTGGAGGCTGCAAAGTTTCTTGAATCCTGCCTATACGACATGGCAACCCCCTGGCCATCTATCCTTGACGAGATCCTTTCCATGCTGCCCTTCGGCTGGGCCTACATGGAAACTGTTTTCAAGCTCCGCCGTGGGCCAAGGCCGAAGAAAGCCCAATTCAAAAGCCAGTACAATGACGGTCGAATAGGCTGGCTGAAATGGGCTCCCAGAGCTCAGGAGTCCCTGAACGAGTGGATCTATGACGAGGAAACGGATGAGCTTTTGGGCATGAGCCAAATCCCAGCTCCGGACTACCAGGAGAGGAGGATACCGCGAGAGAAGGCCCTGCATTTTGTGACCACTTCTGCCAAAGGCAATCCTGAAGGTCGATCCATCCTTCGCAATGCCCATCGAAGCTGGTACATGAAATTCAATATCGAAAACCTGGAGGGGCTGGGTCTTGAGAGGGAACTGGTTGGCTATCCGACACTCTATCTCCCCTTGGAGATAATGAAGCGTGAGACGGCAGAGGCCGAGGAGGCTTACCAGATGTACCTCGATCTGGTGTCCAACATTCGGCGGGATGAAGCCGAAGGTCTCCTCCTGCCTTCTGTCTTTGACGAACACGGCAACCGGCTCTATGAATTTAAGCTGCTCTCCTCGTCAGGCACACGCCAGTTCGACACCAGTCGGATAATAACCCGCTATGATAGTCGCATTGCCCTTACTATCATGGCCGATTTCCTGCTACTCGGCCAGCAGCAGGCCGGATCTTATGCTCTGAGCGAAACCAAGGCCAGAATGTTCTATCAGGCTCTGACATCCGTCCTGGATAACATAGCCGAGACCATCAATAGCCAGGCTGTGCCCACACTCCTCGAATTCAATCCATGGTGGGACATCACTGAACCCCCCTATCTCGGTCATGGTAAAATTGAGCTTCCAAACCTGGAGACTCTGGGCAGCTTCATTGAACGACTGGTCAATGCAGGCATGCAGGTATTCCCAGACGAGCGCCTGGAAAACCACCTGAGAGGTTTGGCCGCTCTGCCCTTGAGAGACACGAAACAAGGGCCTTCTCGGCGTAAAGCAAAGCCTGCTTCAGCTCCCAAAAGATCACGGCAGCGGAAGAAGCCGGAGCAGGGTCATGGTGGCGAGGAGGCCGGTGAGGAGGTGGCTGCCTGATGGTAAACGGCTGGTGGTGGAGATGTGGAAATGGCACACCCTGCAAAGCTTGCCAGGAGAGAGAAGGCCAGTTCTTCCCTCTCTCTGTGCCTTTTCAACAAATTCACGATAATTGCGTTTGCTACCCTGAGCTGTCTGAGGTAGAGGACCCTGAATATTCTGAGCTGCTGCCGGAAGAGGAAATCCCTGGCCTGCAGAGGGTCAGCTTTGAAACGAACGAGCCGGCACCAGAGCTCCCTCCGATAGGGGATGAGGATCTGAAGTTCATCATGCCTCTGTCTCCTGATGCGGGCCTGGGTGAAATGCGTCAAATCCCAACTTTTCAAAAGGATGTGAATCCAATGAAGTACTTTTCCAGCTTTGGCGAACTCTGGGCTCATTGTGAGCCATCTCTTGGAAATGGCACGAGTCTCTACGTGGAGAAGGCCGGGCAGAGGCGGGAGTTCGCTACCCGCCGCGAGCTGTCGATCCTGGATCGCTGGGCAGGAGGAGCGACCATCGTCAATGGCGGAGCGGAGAGGGCAGTGCTCCTCAAGGCGGAGATTCAGCCGCAGAGTGTTACGAACGCAAAGGCGGTCTTTGTCGCTGCCTCTCCTAACCGGATCGAAGTAGCGAGAGGAGTTCCCCTGGCCGGTGATGGCAGGAAGCTTTTCCGGAAGTCCATCCTGGAACCAGCAGGCCTTCTGGAAGAAGAGACCGGTTTTCTCTACCTCGTGCCCCGCTGCCTCAATCGTGAGCCGCGGGCGGAGGAGGTAGACGCCTGGCGCCCCTGGATTTTGCAGCAGCTCCAAACCATGAACCCCAGGGTCGTAGTAGCCTTGGGAAAGGCCGCGGCAGAGGCGAGCCTGGCCGGGATTACGATGCCTCATCCTCATGCCGTCCTCCGTCGTGGCGACTCCGGGGAGCTGGCCCGGAAGGTCAAGCGCCTCAAAGAGGCTCTGGCCGAGGCCCAGAACATCGATCATGCTTTAAATAGTTGGAATCTTAAGGAAGTTCCTGTCGAAGAGATTTACGCTCCGATTTTCAAACGCGATGAGGAAAGGCGTTTGGTGTACAGCGTAATCGCCGAGTCCGGGATGGTGGATGCCCAGGGCGATGTGATGGATGCCCAAACCATCGAGGACATGGCTCACAACTTCATGATGAGGTTCCGAAGATTCGACGAGCGGCACAACTGGAAACAGGTTGAGGCCTTGCCCGTGGAATCCTGGGTCTTCAGAGAAGATGTAACCCTCTTCGGACAGCTCATCAAGGCTGTTTCGTGGGTTATTGGTGCCAAGGTCTTTGACTATGGGATCTGGCAAAAAGTCGAGTCAGGTCTCTACAAAGGGTTCTCAATAGGAGGAAAAGGTGTCCGAACCCCGAGAGTACGATTTGCGTGATGTAGAGGTGCAATCCATAAGTTTCGTTCCTCGTGGCGCGAACAAAAAGGAGTACTTAGCAGTGGTGAAGGAATTGAAAGAAGACATTGTGAAAACCATCCTGGAGACGCCGGACGAGGATCTGGCCAAAGCTCTCCAGGAGGCGGGCCTGGAGGGCGAGGGGGCCGGGGCGCTTGTGGGAGCGGCCAAGGTCCTCAAGGCTTACAAAGACGCCCTTCCCGAGAACGCAATTGCGATCCTGGCGAAATGTGCGGGGCTTGCCTTACCTGAAATCGAAAAGGAAGATGTGCCGAACAAAGCTGGAAAGGAGACGAATAAGCGAGCTGCAAGCGAACTGTCCAAAGAAACCCTGGAGAAACTCGATCCGGGCGTTCGATCTCTGCTGGAGAAAACTCTGGCCGAGAGGGATCAGGCCACAGCCAAGGCCGACGAGGCTCTGGGCCTGGCCAAGGAGCTGAAGGACGAGAAGATTCTCAAAGAGTATATTGAGAAGGCCGAGGAGCTGCCCAACCTGCCGATTGAGGTCCTTAAATTTGCGCCGATCATGAAGGCCCTGGGAGAGGAGCATCCGGCTGAGTTTGCTGAGGTCTTCAGAGTTCTCAAGGCTGCAGATGCGATCATTGAGAAGAGCCCCGCTTTTTCTGAGATCGGCAAGGCCGGATCCAAGCCGTCCAGCGCTGAAGGGCAAATCTACGCCAAAGCTCGTTCCATGGTGTCCAAGGATGGGGATCTGACCTTTGAGGAGGCTGTAGAGAAGGTCATGGACCTGGAGCCGGAGCTGTACGAGAAAGCAGAGCAGGAGCGCCAGGAGCGAGTAGCCAGGAGGGGGCGGTAGATGCCGACAATTGAGGATGCCTACTCGACCAATGTGCTCGCTGGAGCCGATCTGTCCGACAAGCGGTATTACGCTGTGAAGCTGAACTCCTCCGCACAGCTTATCCTCTCCGGTGCCGGTGAGAATGCTCTGGGCATATTGCAGGACAAGCCGGCATCAGGCAGAGTCGGAAAAGTCATGTGCGAGGGCAAGAGCCCGGCCATCTATGGGGCTTCCGTAACCGCAGGCAACTCCTTGACGCCTGACGCTGCGGGCAAATTGGTTCCTGCTACAGGCAGCAATGCCGTAGTTGCAATTGCCGCAGAATCCGGATCGGCAAATGAGATCCATTCCGTCTACATCGTGAGCCGTGCCACCTCGGGAGCCATACAGAAGTCCATTCTCACTATCCCCATAAAGCTGGCAAAGGTGGCCAATGGCGACGTTCTGACCAACTTTACGCCCGGCTTTCCTGGCAGCATCGTGAGGGCGGCCTTTGTTGTAACTGATCCCGTGGTCACGGCCAGTAAATTGGCGACCTTGAACCTGGAGATCAATGCCGTCAATCTGACGGGTGGCGTAATCTCGCTCACCTCGGCCAACTGTACGCCTCTGGGTGCTGTGGTCGCTGGCACTGCCATTACTGCGAACAACACTTTCACTGCCACAGATACAATTAGCGTCGAGGCTGCGAGCGTGACGGCCTTTGTAGAGGGCGAAGGCGTACTGCTTCTGACTTTGGGATAAGGAGGTGATGATAAAATGCCAACAGCAGGAGATCAACACGTAAACGGGCTGCTCACCAATGTAGCTGTGTCCTGGTATCAGAAGACAAAGAACTTCGTGGCAGCCGAGTGCTTCCCGGTGGTGCCGGTGAAGAAGCAATCAGATCGCTACGTCGTGTACGACAAGGGAGATCTGCTCAGAGACGAGGCCGAAGAGAGGGCTCCGGCCACCGAATCAGCGGGCATGGACTACGATATCGATACCTCGCCCACTTACTTCGCTCCCAAATATGCGCTGCACAAGGACGTGGACGACGACTCAAGAGAGAACGCCGATAAACCCATGAACCCGGACAGAGATGCCGTCAAGATCCTCATGCAGAAGATGCTGATCAAGAGAGAGCGCATCTGGGCAAATAGTTACATCAAAGCCGGCGTCTGGACCAACGACTATACTGGCGTCGCCTCCGGGCCGACAGGCAACCAGTTCGTGAAGTGGAGCGTCTCCGGGTCAAAGCCGGTTAAGAATGTGGAGACCTGGAAGAATGTCATCGAGGAGATCACGGGCTTAACTCCCACTGTCCTTGTCCTTACGCCGGATGTGGTGGTCGAGCTCAAGGATAACGCTGACATTCTGGGCAGAATCCAGTATACTCAGCGGGGCATAATCACTCCTGATATCCTGGCTTCGCTCTTCGATGTCGAGAAGGTGCTCGTGCCCAGGGGAATCTATGAGACGGCTGCCAAGGGCGCAACCTCCGCTCCGACGAGGATTGCCGGCAGCGGCAAGGCTCTGCTCTGCTATGCCACCAATGCGCCATCCATCGATGAGCCCAGTGCAGGCTACTTCTTCGCCTGGGAGGGCCTGTTCGGGGCTTCGGCCTTTGGCGGGCGAATCAAGAAGTTCAGGATGGAGGAAAAATCAGCCGACAGGGTCGAGGCCGAGATGGCCTTCGATGCCAAGCAGGTCGCCCCCGATCTGGGCCTATTTGCTTCCTCAGTGATCTGAGGAGGCCCTCTTACTTTTTTGGAGGGCAAATGACCTGGACCTATACCAACAATCCCGGAGGGAGCAACAAAGACGCTTTGCGGCTGGCTGTGGGCGACACCAATCAGGAAGACCAGCGCCTTTCAGACGAAGAGGTCAACCACTTCCTGAGCCTCTATCCCGAGAGCCTGAATCTGGCGGCAGCCGATGCGGCTGAGGCCATAGCTGCCCGGTACTCCAGCATGGTCGTCTCTTCTGTGGGCGACCTCGACAACTCGCCTAATCTGAAGGCGGAGTACTACCTGAAGCTCGCTCGCCAGCTTCGTAGTCGGGAGGTGGTAGCGGTAGTGGAGGAAGCAGAAGAG